AGCTATGAAGTTAGAAAAATGGATTTCTAATAATAATTATGCAATGAATACTTTGACAGAATATGAAAGAAAAGATTTTACAAAAGATATTTTAGAACATATTAGAATGAAAAAATAACTCATAAATATAAAAATAAAACTTAAATTAAAAAAACTATGAGAATTTTAACAAACTGGGAAAAACAAGAATTAAAAAATAAATTATTAGTTTTAACAGAAAACAATAACCACAACGAATCAAGGTTATTATTAACAAAGGAATTGATGCTAAATGATCTATACAATTTTTATTGCGATTGTATAGTTATATTAGATGAGACAGAGCAAAGCGAAGAAGTAAGGCAAGAATGGTTTAAAAAAAGATATATAGCGGATAAGTTTTTATGGACAATAGCACCAGATTATTATAATTGTTTTTAATAAGAAAATAAAAATAAATATTTTACTTGACACTTTAGAATTACCTGTTTATACTTAGTTCAGTAATTAATTAAATTTTAACTTAAAATAATAAAATCATGACAAATTTCACAAATTCAGAAAAAGTAATGTTATCAAGAATCGCTATTGAGATGGCGGAAAATAATATTGAACCAACACATGAGAATATTGAATTAACATTTAAAAAGATATTAAAAAGAGATAAAGAAACTTTAGAGAAAAAAGCGGATAAAGTAGCTAAACTTTTAACACCTGTGATTTGGTCAAGAGTGCAAAAGCAACAAATAGATTTAAAAGTAAATAACTATATATATAATTAACTTAAATAAAAAAAACTATGGAAAAAATAATATTGTACTCATTGCAGGCAGTAAGACCAAAAAACACAATTATTTTTTTTGATTTGATAGATTTATTTAATACTGATAGATTAGAGTCTATCAGAAATGATTGCTATTGTAAAAAAGAATTTGCAAAAGAATTAAAACAAGCTATTGACCATATAGAAATAGAACTACATCAAGGTTATTGTTCTGATTATTGCGTCTCACCTATTTTTATAAAAACTAATTTCAATGATTTTTATGACAAAACCATATTTCCCTTAGTTAAATACAAAGAACAAGGATATAAAATGAGGGAAGCTAACTTAACTTATAATTATTATTTATCAGAAGAAGAAGCACAAAAAGAAATAGATGAATTAAAAACAGAGATAAAAAATTGGTTAAATGAGATAGATCAAGAAAGAGAAGAAGAAGTGCGTCAAATACCATAAAAAAAGGGGAAAATAAAAATAAATATTTTACTTGACACATAAAAACACATAATATAAACTTAATTATGTAATTAATTAAATTTTAACTTAAATAAAAAAACTATGACTAACACAAAAAAATTAAAAGAATTAAAAATAGTGGCAAAAAGACTGCTACAAAACTTCACAGTAGAAAGAATGGATAATTTTATTAGTAGATTTGAAGAAGTAACAAAAACAACGATTGACGGAACATCAAGGATATCAGTAGTTATTATTCAAAATTTAGCAAAAGATGTTTTAAAAATATATGGCAGTTCAAAGCTATAATATAAGAGGGAGGATAAATAAAAAACCTCCCTTAAAACTTAAATAAAAAAACTATGAAATTTTGCACTAAAACACAAGACTTATTAAAAGCACATAACAAAGCAACAAACGATTTATTAATCGAGCTACTAGAAAGATCAGGATATCAAGATACATGCTTTTATAAATACGAAAATGGAAAACCTAAAGGTTGCGAATCAGAGGATGGAACAGAGTTTCAAGCAGGTGATGGCTCTGACGATGGAGAAACAATTACAGGCTATTGGGTAGGCGGAGTTATTGGGGGCATCTTAGTAATTAATGAAGAATGGTTTATAAAACCAGAAATACTGAAGCAAGCAGTAGAATTAAAAACCGCTAATATTGAAGATGTATTTGATTATTATGATTATGAATATGAAGAAACAGAGGAAGGAAAGCCAGCATTAACTTTCAAAAACTGGTATAAATTAAAATAAAATATAAATTACAAATGGAAAAAAAGCAATGGATGAATTAAAAACAGATATAGAAGATTGGTTAAATGAGATAGGGCAAAAAAAAGAAGAAAAAGTGCATCAAATACCATAATAAAAGAGGGGAGAATTAACAAACTCCCCACAATAAATAACTATGATTAAAGAAATAGATAATAGAATATCCCACATAAAAAAAATACTATTAAAAAAAGGTAAAAAAACATTCTGGGGCAAGTTATGGAATAGAAGGTTGAAGAAATGGGAGGAGTTGAGAGGTAAGTTTTATCAATTAGATAATAAATAAACCATGAAAAAATACATAGAACCAGAAATGAAATACAAAATAAAAAGTAAGTTTATAATGGTTAACAATCCAGAGACTAAGACTTTGAATACAATACAAAAAGAAAACAGGGAAAAGATAAAAGTAAATGCTCCTATATCAAAAATGGTTGCCTTTGGTTGTTTAGGTTATATCATAGCTGAAATAACTACAATCGCAAAACTTTTTGAAAAAAGCATATTTGATAAATCTGACATAATTTCACTTATTATTTTGTCTATTGCCTTTGCAGGCTTTGTAATTACTGGTATTTATTCTTTTAGAGGAAAATCAAAGATTGAAAAGATTTTAGAAAATATAAGATCAAGACCCTTTGTCACAGTCACAAAAGAGGAATAAGAGATGCTAGAAAATTATTTATCAAAATCAAAAATTTAGGCTATTATGTTAAGTAGAGAGGAGAGAGGAGAGAGAATAAAAGAAGGTCAAGCCAGATCTAACAAGACAACAGGCAGACCAAAGAAAGATACAAGCGAACTTAAAAAGCAAATCTTAGATCTAAAAAAGACTATGACCATCAAAGATATATCTAAAAAGTTAGGTTATAGCAGGCAGGGGATTTATTATATCTTGAATAATTAAAAATGAACATAACACTTCCCTATAATTACCAAGTAAGGGACTATCAAACGCATTTATGGGATGCAGTAACCATAGAAGGATACAAAAGAGCAATCTATGTATGGCATAGAAGAGCAGGGAAAGACTTGTTTGGGCTTAATCTTATAATCCTTTATGCTTTAGCTGGAACACCTGGAACATACTGGCATATTTTCCCTACATACAATCAAGGCAAGAAAGCAATATGGAGTGAGTCAGATATTGAGGGACGGAAATATCTTGACTATATACCAAAAGAACTAATCAAACGCCAGAACAATCAAGAAATGAAGATTGAATTTCACAACGGTTCAGTCTATCAAATAGTAGGGTCGGATAATGTAGATGCTTTAAGGGGTGCTGGTATTAAAGGAGCTGTATTTTCAGAGTATGCAGAACAAAGACCTAGTGCTTGGGAGGTAATACAACCAATGCTTATGGCAACTGATGGTTGGGCTTTGTTTAATTTCACACCAAAAGGACATAATCATTCTTACGAGTTGTTTGAGATGGCTAAGAATAATAAAAAATGGTTCTCTCAAGTATTGACTGTTGACGATACTAAAGAACAAGTATTTACAAATGAGCAAATAGAACAGATCAAGCAAGAGTTTATACAAAGAGGAAAGACGCTAGATTTATTTAATCAAGAATATTACTGTAGCTTTAATAGTGCCATAGAGGGTGCTTATTATTCATCACAAATAAACAAAGCAAAAGAAGAGGGAAGAATTACAAACCTACCTTACGAATCAAGCTTGACAGTCGATACCTTCTGGGATTTAGGGGTAAATGATACAACGGCTATATGGTTTACTCAACAAATAGGAAACGAAGTCAGAATAATAGATTATTTGGAAGATAGCGGCAGGGGTTTAGATAGTTATATTAAAGAATTAAAAGAGAAACCATATATTTACGGAAATCACAATGCCCCACACGATATAAGAGTTAGAGAGTTTACAAGTGGTCGCTCTAGGTATGATATAGCATGGGATTTAGGTATAGCATTTGATGTAGTGCCGAATATTCCTGTTGCAGACGGAATTAACGCTGTAAGGGCGATATTTCATAAATGTATATTTGACGAGACTAAGTGTAAGAAAGGATTACTAGCATTACAAAACTATAAAAAGCAATTTGACGAAATAAGAAACTGCTTTAAAGACAAACCTCTTCATGATTGGTCAAGTAATGGGGCTGATGCTTTTAGATATTTAGCAGTAGGAATAGATGAGAAGAATTTCTTACAAAATAAAAGTCAATCAGATTATGCTATTACTTGACAATAAAACAAGTTTTACTATAATGATATTTATTTAACTTAATATTTTAATTATGGGCGGTAGTAATGTAATTAGGCAGGTAGCCAATTTAACCTCGGTAGGCATGATAGCAAAAAGAAAGAAAAAGCAAGCAAGAGAAAGAGCAAACGCAACAGCAATTAGATTAGAGCAAGAAGCAGAAGTAGCACAAAAACTCCAAGAACAAGAAGAGAAGACAGAGGTAGCTCAAGAATCAGTAAGAAAGCAAAAAGCAAGAGCAAGGCGTAGAACTATCTTTGCAGGACAACCTTTAGAGCAAAACATATTTAGAAAAACTTTAGGAGGCTAATGACTAATGCAAAAGAATTAATTAGGAAAGCCAATTCACTATCAGCCGAAAGATCAAACTTTGAAGAGGAATGGCAAGATGTGGCTGATATATTCAGACCAACAAAAGCTAACATAACTATTGATAGGTCAAAAGGCGATAAAGAAAATATAACAAGACTTTTTGAATCCGCACCAATTAACTTTGTCCATCAATTAAAATCAATTATTATTGGTGTATTCTTCAATAGATCAATCAAACCTATATCAATAACAGCTAAATCAGAAGATATAAACGAAGATCAAGAAGTAAAAGACTGGATAAGTGAATTTACTGATATGATTCTGAAAACTATGTTTGACCCCAAAACAGGTTTTGAAAGAGCTTTAAGTGAAGCGGTGGCAGATGATATAGTATTCGGAACAATAGCAACATTAATTGAAGAGGGTAAGAAATCACCTATTAAATATCATACTTTAAATATTAAAAATTTCTTAATTGCTGAAAATGATGAAGGTGATGTTGATTATGTAGTTATTAAAGATAAAATGACTGCAAAGCAGATGATCCAGAAATGGGGAGAGGAGAATGTACACGAAAAGGTAAAAAAGGCTTTTGATAAAGACCCCTTTACAGAATTTCCAGTACAATTACACATCTTACCAAGAGAAGAAAGAGATAAAAACAAAATAGATAAGTTAAATAAAAAAATAGCAGGTTTTTGGATAGATGAAAAACACCAACTTATAATTGAAGAATTAGGGTGGAATTCTATGCCAGTAGCTATCGGAAGAAGCGAGAAAGCAACAGGAGAGATTTACGGAACTTCAAGGGGTATGATAGCATTGGCAGATGGTAGGCAGATAAACCAGATGTCAAGACAATTAAACGAAGCAACAGAAAAAACATTAAACCCTCCTTTAAATGTAAATGCTACATATTCTAAAAGAATCAACTTGAAACCTGGTGCATTAAATAGACCAGATGCGAAGGCACTGCCAGCAGGAAGAACGCCTATTGAACAAATCTTAACCATTGGTAATATTCCACTAACTCAAGACTTAATCCAAAGAAAGGAACAAAACATAAGAGAAATATTTTTCTTAGATAAGTTAAAAATCTTTGACGATCCAAGAGCAACAGCAACGCAAATCTTAGAACTAAGAGCAGAAACATTTAGAATAATGGGCGACTTTATTTTTGGTATTGTAGATTACACAGAGCAGATATTAACTAGAACTTTTGATATTCTATTTAATAAAATCTATATGCAAAATGCAGATGGTCAATTCATAATCAAGGATAATACTTTATTTGATAAAGAAATACCATCAGTGTTATTAGAAAATCCAGAACTAAAAATTAATTATCAAAATCCAATTACTCAATCGCAAAAATTAAACGAATCAGCATCTATTGAAAAACTACTAGCAGGAGTTATGAATCTTGCACAAGTAAACCCAGAGATATTAGATAATATTGATTTTGACAAGATAGTTAGTAAGTCAGCAGATATTTTAGGAATTGATCCAGATATAATTAAAAATCCTGTTTTAGTAAAAAGGGAAAGAGAGCAACGACAGGAACAATCCCAAGAGCAACAGCAATTAGAACAAGAGGCTCAAGCGGTGGATACTGCTAGTAAAGCAAAACAATCGCAATTAATATGACCGAAGAACAGCTAAATAAAATATTCCAACAAGCATTTGAAACAGAAAACGGAAAGATTGTTTTAGAAAACTTACAAAGAGTAATACTAGAAACAACCCCCTTTTCTCAAAGGGCAGAAGATACCACTACCGATTCCTTACTTCGTGATGGAGCAAGGGAATTATATAATTATATCCTTTCTAGAGTTAGAGAGGAAATAACAAACAATTAATTTACTATGACCGACCAAATAGAAAATACAGAAAGCGTAGAGACTGCACCAGTTGAAACAAACAATGAAACAGTTAATGAAACAAGTTTTATTGACCAGATAACAGATGAAGAAATAAAAAATTCAAAATCATTATCTAACTTTAAAGATATAAATGGACTAGCAAAAAGCTATATAAACCTAGAAAAGAAACTAGGATCACCTAAAGAGCCAGAGACTTTTTCACCAGAAGATTATTCTTATGAATTACCAGAGAATTACAAAGCTAATGATGATTTATTAAATCCTATAAAAGAGAAAGCGATTGAATTAGGAGTAAAACCAGAAGCATTTAAACAGCTAGTAGAAACCTTTACAGGTAAAGAAAGCGAGTTATTAAATAATATGCAAGCAGAATCAGATGCTAAAATTACTGAAATGCAAGAGGGTTTAAAAAAGGAATGGGGATCAGCTTATGACCATAATCTAAAAGAAGCAGAAAACACTTTTCAAAGATTCGCATCAGAGAGCGATCAAGAGGCTTTTGCCAATCTTCCACCAGAGGGGCAGTTTGCAGTTGCTAAAATTATGCACAATGTGGGAAAGCAGATTGCAGAACCAACACAAGGAAGTATAGGAAGTCAAAAAACAACCTTGACAAAAGAAAATGCTTTAACTAAAATAAATGAAATTAGAATGTCTAAAGATTTAGACCCTAATACAAAAGAAAGAGAGCTTGCAAAATTATATCCTATTGCTTATGCAGATCAGTCAGCAGAATCATTAGGGATAGTTTCTAGCTTTTCTTCTTTTTAAGATGATTGTCCATATAAGTAAGAGGTAGCTCTTGAGTCTTTGAAAATTGATGGGTAGCAATTTGAGATGCGAATAATCGCAATTTAAATGTTATTTAATTAATTTCAAAGACTCAAACAATGTCAAATACTCAAAATCAAATTCATGTAAAACAGTTTAAGGACGATATTATCCAGGCTGTACAACAAAACAATGTCCGTTTAGACGGAACAGTAAGAAGAAAAGAATCTGTGAAAGCAGAAGAATTCTTTTTTCATAAACTAGGTTCTTTAAACTTAGAAGAAAAGATTGGTAGAAATCCAGAAACTCCTTATTTAGATCCTATTCATTCAAGAAGAAAGATGACACCAGCACCTTTTCACGGCTCTTTATTTATTGATGATTTCGATACCGCTAGATCGACCATTTCTGGTTTAGAAAGTGATTATATGAAAGCATTATTAAATGCTGCCAAAAGGAAGAAAGATGATGTAATTATCGCTGCCGCAACTGGTAAAGCATTTGAAGGTAAAGATGGTAATGTTGCAGTTAACTTCCCTAGCTCTCAAGTCGTCCCAACTCCTGCTTCTGGCTTAACTGCTGATAGAATCCTTAATGGTCGTGAGATCATTAGATCGGCTGATGTTGATCCAGATGAGAAGCTATATTGTGTTTTAACAGCTAAACAACATAGACAGTTAGAAGATGATAATAAAATTATCAATAGGGACTTTACAACGGGTGCGGTACTAGATAAAGGCATTATCGGTGTATGGAACAATATTAACTTCATCTTATCAGAAAGATTACTTCTTGACTCAAATGGAGATAGAGATGTTTTACTTTATACTGAAAACGCTTTAGGCTTCGCAATGGCAAATGATATTACAATGAAAGTTGGTGAAAATGTCGAGAGATCATTCACTAAAACAATGTATATCAAATTAGACATTGGAGCGACTAGAGTAGAGGACGAAAAAATCGTTCGTATTCCTTGCACAGAATCTTAATATTAACTTTAAATAAAATAAAATTATGGCTATTGTAAACAAAAAAGGAACAATAAACCTTGAT